AATTCAGCTACGTTGGCAAATACAGCAGCATTGAACTTGAAGGTTGTTGGTTTGTACAACGACGTCAACAATGCGTTCGGCACAAATGCCGTGGTAGTAGTTAAGATCAACGAACACGTGTACGGTAGTACAGGTGTTGCTGGTCAATAAGGAGATAAATCATGGCAATTACCCGTTCCCAACTTGTTAAAGAACTAGAGCCCGGCCTTAATGCTTTATTTGGTCTTGAATACAAGCGTTATGAAAATGAGCATGAGCAGATTTTCTCCATTGAGACATCTGACCGTGCTTTTGAAGAAGAGGTCATGTTGACTGGTTTCGGTTCTGCTCCGGTGAAGACCGAGGGTGCAGGCATGGCATACGACACCGCTTTGGAGTCGTTTACTGCTCGCTACACCCACGAAACCATCGCTATGGCGTTTGCGTTGACTGAAGAAGCCGTTGAGGACAACCTCTACGACCGTCTTTCTGTTCGCTACACCAAGGCGCTGGCTCGTTCCATGTCCAACACTAAGCAAGTAAAAGCTGCTTCTGTGCTGAACAATGGATTTACTGGTGGTCAGTTTGCTGGCGGCGACGGCGTGGCTTTGATGTCCATTGCCCACCCAACTGCATTAGGCCCAGACTTTGCTAACCGTCCAGTTGTTGCTGCTGACTTGAACGAGACTTCTCTCGAACAAGGCATCATCGACATCGCCTCATTTACGGATGAGCGCGGCTTGAAGGTTGCATTGACTGCTCGTAAATTGGTTGTCCCTAAAGAGTTGCAGTTCACTGCAGAACGCTTGATGAAGACAGTCCAACGTACAGGAACGGCTGACAATGATATCAACGCGATCAAGTCTATGGGCTTGATTCCTGAAGGATACACTGTCAACCATTACTTGACAGACACAGATGCCTTCTTCTTGTTGACTGACGCACCTAACGGCTTGAAGATGTTCAACCGTTCACCTATCAAAACCGCTTTTGAAGGCGATTTTGAGACAGGTAACGTCCGCTACAAGGCCCGTGAGCGCTACAGCTTTGGCTTCAGCGATCCACGCGGTATCTACGGTTCTCCCGGCGCTGCATAAACGTTTGGAAAACATGCAAAAAGGGGCTTCGGCCCCTTTTTCTTGTCACAAATTTAAATTACGATAGATTTGCAGCCGCTGTGGTTGCATAAATCTTAGGGGCATATTATGAAATTTGAAATGGAATTTGGTTACTTTGGTAACAACAAGTTGTCTATTGAAACACACGATTTTGAGATGATTGAAATTTTCCAAAAGTTTGTGGAATTTCAAGAAAGTTACGGTTGGGCAGTTGAATATGATGTCGTGCTTAGCGATGAAGAGTTTGAGGACGAAGACGACACTGAAGAAGAATTAGATGGTGCTGCGACTGAAGCTTCTGCAGAAGCTGCTGACAAAGAGTAAATGTATATACAGTGTGTATACAGTTAGGGGGCTTCGGCCCCTTTTTTCTTTTTGGCTTTCCTAGCAATACGCTCGTCATGATGGTGTATACGGTGGCAGTTGGCGCAGAGCACAACGCACTTTTTGACTTCTTCCATAGCCCGTTTAAACGCACGGTTTTTTACTAGCTTATTGACCGCAGCTTCTTTGGTGTTGCTGTCTATGTGGTGAAAATCAAATGTAGCAGGGTGGTTTTGCCCGCACTTTACGCAGGCTAATGTAGCTTTAAAGCTACGCCACTGCTCTTTATACGCCTTGGCAGACGCCTTACTTGCGGCTATTACAGTTGCTTTATTGTTGGCGTAGTACGTATTTGCGTACGTTTTTTGTTTAATTTGCTTAACTTTTGGATCTTTATACGGCATGTTTGATTTGGTACTTCCAGTACAGTGCCGTTTTAAAACCCCAAGGTTGAGATGGCTCAAACATTTTGAAACCCGTAGCTATCAAACTGTTGGCAGATGCGGGGTTTTGATGGGTATCCGTAATAACCCAATTCATGCCTAGTGCTTTGGCTTTGCGAATACGCGCTTTAATAAGCCTTTTCTGAAGCCCGCGTCCACGATGAGCGAGTACAACACCTGACCGACAAAGATACATGGTATCAGACCAACGAGCAGAGGGAACAACACCAGCGAAACCAACAGCCTCATTACTCGATGTGTAAGCGACATACCAATACCCTTTGTTTGTGATTTTGTATACCGAGTCTGCGGGAAGACACGCTTTTTGTAACCAAACAAGCAGTTTTATTACCTCTGGTTGGCTACTATTAACAGGAACAATGCGGTATTTCATGCCTCTATAATGCGGGTCAATTGTGACAAGAAAAATAAATGTTGCACACTTAAAAATACCGTGATATAAACACAGTAATCCGGGCTTTCCGGTGCATCAAACAGTCCCGGCTGACGACATACAGATTGATGCACTACAACTTGTATGTAAGGAAACATCATCATGGCACGTACTACTTTTTCGGGCCCAGTTCGGGCTGGTTATCAAGGCGGCAGCGCAGGCGCTCAACAGCCAATTACTCCCACAAATATCAATACTGGTACAGTTATTGAAGTTGACCAAGGCACCGGCGCTTATGGTTTTTATTCTAGGGTTGAGCCTACTGTAGGGTTTGGTTCTAGCGCGTTTGCAACGCCCGGTGAGGCTTATGGCATGTTTGGCCGTACCCAGTCGGGCGCTCCTTTTGCAACAGTTCCTTCAACCACCTTTAACCACATGGCTGGCGTTGTTGGCAACTTTGCGGTAATTGGCACCTACGCTAACAACGGCTTGATGGCGGGTGTGATGGGTATTATCAATACCAACACTTTGTCTGGCGATGCTGCTGTGATGGCGTTTATGCAAGGTGATTCTGGCGTAACAACTGCCCGTGCGGCTTTTGGTGTTGCCATGGCTCAGACCACACCCGGTTCCGGTTTTGAGTTTGGTATTGATTTGAAGATGCAAGACCCCGTTCTTGATGGTGGTGGCCCTTCTAGCGTTATTCCTTACACCAAAGCCAACATCCGCATGGAAGATGATGTTGTGGTAATGGTTGACGCAGGTGCTCCGGTTAACGGCACTACGGGTGATAACTTTGCTGGCACGGGTTCTCTGTATGTTAATTCGACTGCTGGCGTGCTCTACATCAACACCGGTGCAATCAACAACCCAACTTGGGTGGTTGTCGGAACCCAGACCTAATGTTGACTCATAAAGACCCAGAAGTTCAAGCCATGCTTGGGCTTCTGGAAAGTCAAAGAGATCACGCTATGGGGCTTGTAGCAGCAATGGCAAAGGAAAATGCGGAGTTAAAAGCCCGCATGGTAGAAGCAAAAAAACCGGAGCAACAAAATGACAACTGATGTCAAACAAGCGCATATAAACACAAGCGGTTTTTTAGTGCTGGGACGCAATCGCGTCAGAGCACTTTCCTTTGTAGGGACAAATTCAGCAGGAACATTGGCAGTTTTTGATACTGCTACTGCCCCTGTGACTTCGGGCGTCACGTACGGGCGCACGGGAACAACTGTAACGGTGACCAAAACAGCCCACGGTCTAGTTACTGGAGATGTTGTTGGAATTCACTTTGAATCGTCTCCCTCGGCTACGGATGGCAACTATGTCATTACCCGAGTTGATGCGAACAACTTTACGCTTACTGATATCAACACTGGGTCTATCACAGGCAGTCCTGCAGCGGTGTATGTTAGCGGCGGCGGTTCGTGGCTCTTTACATACGAATCTTCGGCATCAGACATCTTTAACAATGCGCCTGAAATTCCAGAAGACGGAGTGTTAGCAATTAATGGTGTCTATGCGTACATGGACAACATAAACGTTGTTAATATTTATTATGGCTAAAAAAGGACCTTCTCTCTCTATTGGTCGAGGCGAGAAGCTACCGATCTCTAAGGGTGCAGGGCTGACTGCCAAAGGCAGGGCTAAATACAATGCTGCTACAGGCAGTAATTTAAAAGCTCCTCAACCTAAAGGCGGCCCACGAAAAGATTCTTTTTGTGCTCGTATGTCCGGGATGCCCGGGCCTATGAAGGATGAAAAGGGTAGACCTACACGCAAGGCTGCCGCCTTGGCAAGATGGAAGTGCTAAATGGAAGTCAATACAATTTGGTTAGCAATCCTTTCTGCTGCCTTTGGCGGACTGTGGTTTTTTATTCGCGAGAAATTTGACGAGCTCAAACGAATTGACATTTTGTTAAATAAGACTCGTGAAGAGATTGCTCGTGACTACACGACCAATGCAGAGGTGCAGAGAATTACTGATCACATTGATCAAAGATTTAATCGGCTTGAAGAAAAGATTGATCAGCTTATTCGGGTAGGTAGGTAATGTATTTAACAAGCAATATACCGTATTTTAAATGCTGGGTTCGTAAAGAATTTACGAATGGGCATCAGAAATATCAAGGCGAATATTTGCATGCCTTGGCGGTAGCAGTCACAACCATCCCTGATAGGAGCTTGAGCTTTCAGGTTATTTTTACGGGCTGTGAGGCCGATGATGGTAGTCAAGAGAATGTCCATGGTGGTGCGATGTGGGCACGGATGCCCCTTGCTGCTTTGGTAGGGGACATTCCTTTGGAGGTATGGCCTGAGCGCATGCTCAATCATTTATCGCAGCCTTGGGACTGCAATTCATACAACCATTCCATCATCAGTTTGGAGCGGGCAAAGCCTTCTCCTTGGTTGTGCAAAATTAACAATGAATTTTTTACCGGTAGGTACTTGTTCACGGTAGACTATGCAGAAAGCGACGTATCTGAGGATCCATCGCAGCACAAGCAGAGTCATGTTTTGATATTGACTGATGCGGGTAAGTGGACTGGAAATATTGTGGCGCTGCCTAACAACAGGGTCCGTGTAACGAGTCCAGCGTATTGGGTTACAGGACAGGGAGCGCCTGATTTCAGGCCAAACCAGTGGATTCACTGTGCGGAGCAAGACGATTCGTACATGGATGCAGAAGAAACTTTTAACAACCTCTATCAGGAGAAAAAAGATGATGAAATCTAAAATGATGTCCAGTGGTGGCATGATGAAATCTAAAATGATGGCCAGTGGCGGCATGATGAAAAAAGGCTATGCTTCGGGCGGCGCTGTTGACATGGCCGGCCCAGAAGGCAAGACGATGAGTCAGCCTGTTAAGAAAACAGTGACAGGTCAGACTGTCTCAGTGCGCGGCGTAGGTGCAGCCCGTGCTCAAAAAGCAACTATCTATTAAAAAATGACTACCTCGGGCGTCTCCTCCTACAACCCGGACTTCGATGAGATCATCACCGAAGCGTATGAACGCTGCGGCTTGCAGGTTCGGGATGGATACGACGTTTTATCTGCACGTCGCTCATTAAACTTAATGTTTGCTGAGTGGGCCAATCGTGGATTAAATCTGTATACGATTGAGCAGCGGCAGGTGGTCTTAGTTGCGAATACGTTTGAGTACACATTGCCGTCGGATACGGTGGATGTTTTGTCTGCGGTAATACGTACCAATTCTGGTCAGTCTGATCAACAAGATATTACGATTGATCGTATTGGTAGTGCAGAGTATTTGCACACGCCTAATAAATACACTCCTTCTCGTCCTGCGCAGTTTTATGTGCAACGCACAGTGCCGGCAAAGCTGTTTCTGTACCCCGCGCCCGATGCAACGCAGCAGTACATCTTTCGCTACTACGGAATTCGCCGCATAGAAGAAACGGGTGCAGTTACCAATACGGCGGACATTTCTTTCCGCTTTTTGCCTTGTTTGACTGCAGGTTTGGCGTATTATTTAGCTGTTAAAAAAGCACCTGATCGTATTGGGATGCTTAAGCAGTTTTATGAAGAAGAGTTCGCGCGTGCAGCAGCAGAGGACAGAGAGCGGTCTAGTTATTTTGCAGTACCTACTTACACGGAGAGTTATTGATGGCTGGTTACACTTCTGGTAAGTTTGGTCTTGCTCTGTGTGATCAGTGTGGTCAGCAGTTTAAGCTCAATGAACTTAAAAAAGAGTGGACCGGGTTTAAGGTCTGCGATGAGTGCTATCAACCTAAGCACCCACAGCTTGAGCCTAAGCGCTCGCTCAACGAGCCACAGGCTTTGTTAGAGCCACGTCCAGAAGCACGTCTAGGTGTTAGCGTTTTTGTAGGGGACGTTGGAGATTCTGCTTTTGCAAGTATTGGCATGCAACCCATGCCCCCTGCAAGACCTTTAGTAGCTGGCGCTATGCTTGGAACAGTTACAACGAGCATCACATGAACTATTCTCAATTAAGCGCGGCTATCCAAGCGTATACCGAAAATACCGATACAGATTTTGTAGCGCAGATACCTGTTTTTGTTAAACAAGCAGAACAACGAATCAACAACAGTGTTCAAGTTGCTAATCTGCGCCAAAACGTAACAGGGTTTATGACCGCAGGCAACAAGTATGTAGATTGTCCATCAGATTTTCTTTCTACATATTCTTTAGCTTTGTACCCTGTAGCAACACCAACTGCAACAGGAACGGCTGCAGCTTTTACCGTTGTAGTGTCCAGTGCTACAAATATTGTGGCGGGAATGTATGTTTCTGGAACAGGAATTGCAGTAGGTGCAGTGGTTTCTACGGTGGTAGGAACAACAATTACGCTCACCCTTGCTAATACGGCAACTGTATCGGGCACTGTTACTTTTCAAGGTAATTACACGTATTTGCTTAATCGTGATGTGAACTTTATTCGTGAAGCATATCCAAATCCTTTGCAACGGGCTAAGCCAAAACATTACGCTATTTTTGGACCTAATAGCGGCAATGAGAACGAGCTAGTGTTTATAGTTGGGCCTACCCCTGATGCTGCGTATGGCATGGAACTTCATTATTACTATTATCCCGAGTCTATTGTGCAAAGCCCTGTGGCTACGCTAGGGGCTATTACGGGCGGTAGTGCATACACAACCGGTACATACTTTGATGTACCTTTAACGGGTGGTTCTGGAAGTGGTGCGCAGGCAACGATTACTGTAGCTGGTGGCGCAGTAACAGCCGTGACTATTACAAATGGTGGTTTGCAATATGGAGTTGCAAATACGCTGTCTGCTGCCGCAACCAATATTGGTGGGACAGGTTCTGGTTTTTCCGTTCCTGTTGCTTCTGTAACCAATTTAACGGGTACATCTTGGCTTGGCGATAACTTTGAGACGGTACTGTTGTACGGTTCTTTGGTCGAAGCCTACACCTACATGAAGGGCGAGGCCGACATGATGGCGTTATACAACGGCAAATATCAAGAAGCGTTAGGATTGTTGAAGAATTTGGGTGATGCCAAACAACGTGGTGATGCTTATCAAGATGGTCAAGTTCGCTTGCCGGTGAGGTAATCAATGATTACAGCCGGACTAACCAACAGTTTTAAACAGCAGCTTTTGTTGGCTGTGCATGACTTTAGTGTGGATACGATAAAGATTGCTTTGTATACATCTGCTGCTACGCTGGATGCAAACACTACTATTTACACAACCCCCAATGAAGTATCTGGAACGGGGTATACCCAAGGTGGAGAAGTCCTTACAGGGGCCACGGTGACATTGACAGGAAGCACTGCGTATGTGTCTTTTAGCAATCCAACGTGGAATGGCTCGTCCTTTACAACACGGGGGGCACTAATTTATAATTTTTCTAAAAGTAATAAATCCATAGGGGTGCTAAACTTTGGTTTGGATCAAACCACAGTAAATCAACAGTTTCAAATTCAATTCCCGCCTAACAATGCGGATAACGCGCTTATACGAATTAACTAAGGAGTCATTATGACCATTGAAAAAACCAAAGCATCTGATACCGTGTCTGGCGGTTTAATTTGCAATCCACAGTCCCCAGAAGCTGCACAAGCAACCGGCGTATTTAACATAATTTGCCGTGACAAAGACGGTAATTTTAAATGGGAAGCTGAGTCCAAAAACTTGGTGGTCAACGCGGGTCTGGCATACATGGCTGGGACTGCTCTGACTTCAGTCACTCAGATTACATCTTTCTTCCTTGGGTTGTATGGTGCGGGTGCATCTAACACGCCTGCGGCAGGTGACACAATGGCCTCTCACGCTGGTTGGACAGAAGATACAACTTATAGCAACGCAACCCGCGTAGCTGCTACTTTTGTAACTGCTACAACAGCCAATCCATCTGTAGTGACTAACTCAGCTTCTCCTGCGGTGTTTAACATCAATGGACCCACCACCATAGGCGGTGCGTTTTTAACAAGCGGCAGTGTTAAGGGTGGCACAACAGGCACCTTGTTCTCTGCAGCCGACTTTGGTTCTCCCGGTGACCGTTCTGTGGTGAACAGCGATACTTTGTCTGTGACTTACACCTTCAGCTTGGCGGCTTAATATGGCCGGGTGGGGTAACGGCGCATGGGGTGACAGCGGTTGGGGCGGCTTTGTCGCCTACGACAGCACCATCGACGAAACCTCTACAGGCACAGACGCGGTTGTAGCAAAGTTTGACACATCTGGTTTAGTAGGTGAAACAGCTACTGGATCGGATGTAATTGCGGCAGGTAAGATATTTACCTCAACCATAACGGAAACGTCAACAGGGACAGACGCTACCGAAGGGGGGCCGTTGTATGCTACAACGGTAACAGAGGCAAGCACAGGCACAGACGCGATTTCTTCTGCCATAGCTGTAGGCGCGGTAATTACCGAGACTGCTACAGGCACAGATGCAACAGTAGGCGGTGAAGTTTATTCGGCAACGATTGCTGGAACGGCTTGGGGACAAAACAGTTGGGGCAGTAATTCGTGGGGCGGAGAAGGTGAGTTAGCCACCGCTACTGATGCGGTAGCTTCTACTTTAACGCTTAATCCAACAGTAAGCGAAACGGCAACGGGCACAGATGTTGTAACAGCGGGTATAGCGTTTGTTTCTAATATTACAGAAACAGCAACGGGCACGGATGTTGTAACTGCTACACGAACTTTAAGTCCCGCAGTAAGTGAGACAGCAACTGGCGCAGATGTTATTTTGGCTAACGCAGGGTTTGCAAGTGCGGTGGCCGAGACAGCAACCGGAACAGACAACATAGCTGGAAGTCTTGTATATTTTGGTGATATACAAGAAACGGCAACAGGCACAGACGCAGTAACGGCGATAGTTGTAATTAATGCGGCAATCACGGAAACCGCTACGGGGTCAGATGTAGTTACGACACAAGTAGCGTTTAAAGGCACAATTACTGAAAATGCAGTAAGTGCAGAAACTTTGATAGCGGCAGCGGCTTTTGTGGCTTCTATGAATGAGCTAGCAACAGGTACAGATGGGTTGACTGCACGCCCATTTTGGGATGTAATTGACAATACACAAACCGCTAACTGGGTTGCGGTTTCAACGGCTTAGGAGTTAAAAATGGCATCAACATGGTCAGCACTTAAAATAGAGTTGCTTGAAACAGGACAGAACTCAGGTCAATGGGGTAACCTTACCAACGTAAATCTGGGTGATGCAGTTTTGGGAGAGGCCATTACAGGCTCTGCCACAGTAAATTTTGCAACGGACGCAGATGTAACAATTACGCTTACCGACTCAGCAACCACCCAAGCGGCTAGAAATCTGCGTTTAAACATTACAGAAAGCTCCACGGGCATAGGCTCTGTGCGTAATTTAATACTGGGTTCTGGTTGCCAGATTGAAAAGTTTTACCTCATCAATAACACTGGCACAGGCGCTAAGACCGTTAAGAACACTTCAGGCACAGGCATATCTGTTCCTGCGGGCAAAGCAACTTTGGTCTTTAACGACGGCACAAATGTTGTAGATGCAGCTTCTTACTTTACTTCTTTGACGCTGGGTTCTGCACTACCAATTGCTTCGGGCGGTACTGGAAGTACATCAACCACGTTTGCCAACCTAACAACCAATGTAACAGGCACACTACCCGTCGCAAACGGTGGTACAAACCTTGCCTCTGGTACATCTGGTGGCGTTTTAGCTTATACAGCCTCTGGTACTTTGGCATCTTCTGCTGCTTTGGCTGCAAACAATGTGGTGGTTGGTGGCGGCGCAGGTGCTGCCCCTTCCTCTACAAACTTGTTGGCTATCTCTGCTGCTGTAACATCAGGCAACTACATTAAAGCAATTGGCTACGCCGACACAGTCACGGCACTGGGTAACACCGGCGCAGCAATTAATCTTGATTTAACAAGTGGCAATGTATTCTCTGCAACATTAACGGGTAATGCCACAATTACGTTACGTTTTCCAGTATCATCAGGCGCATCTTCGTTTACACTGATCTTGACAAATGATGCAACGCCCGGTAGAACTGTGGCTTATGCTGGTGGTTCATTTAAGTTCCCCGGCGGAGCAGCAGCACTTTCACGAACAACAACTGCAAATGCAATTGATGTTTGGTTCTTTTTTACCCCCGATGGTGGAACTACTTACTATGGTTCCATCCCCATGAAAAACTTAATCGCTTAATAGGAGCACTAAAATGGCTTTAACCCAAGAACAACTGGACTATGTTGAATATCAAAATGCGCTTAATCAATCTAATTTGATTAACCAACAAGATGCACAACGCGCAGCAGCTCGCATGGAAGCAGTCAAGTTGGCAAAAGAAACCTTGATTGAAAACGCACGTAGCAAACCTGTTGGTGAGCGCGACATTACTGCGGCGGACATTACCGCTTTTGCTGACACATTAGTAAATTACATGAACACCTGATGTCAACTGCTACACTGCAAGCATTTGCCTATTTTCCGGCGATGGTTTATCGGGATGAGCATCCCGATTGGGTGGGGTACATCCGTGCAGTTACGCAAAAGCATTTTGATGCGCCGCAG